CAGGAACTTCAGCTATGGCGAGCGCCCGCGGTGGTTCAGGCGATGAAATGCACATTGTTGTTATTGATGAAGACGGTTTGTTCACCGATGCTCAAGGCACAATTCTTGAAAAGTTCACTAGAGTTTCTAAGGGCAGTGATGCTAAAAAAGCTGGAAATAGAAACAACTTCTATAAAAACATTATCAACGACTCAAAAACTGGCTCTAAATATATTCGTTGGGGCAATAAAGACGCGCAAGGAACAAACTGGGAAACTACAGTAGTAGGTAAAACATTTACATCAGTCACTAAACCTATTAACTACAGTTTAACTGGTGGTCTTGACGGAACAGTTACGGACGCATTTAGAGTTTCTGCTTTTAATAAATTAGCAAATAAATCGACTGTACCAGTAAACTTATTATTTACAGGAAGCGCATCAGCAACAGTTGTTAATTCTGTTGTTGCAAACGTTGCTGAAGTTAGAAAAGACCTTGTTGTTTGCTTCTCTCCGGCGTTAGCCGACTGTCAAAATACTGGTGTTGAAGTGACAGCTATTAAAGCTTTTGCGGATACAGTAACGCCTTCTACATATGCATTTATGGATGCAAATTGGCAATGGACGCTAAATAATTACACTTCAGATTACTTGTGGATGCCATGTAATCCTGCTATCGCAGGCCGAATGGCTGCAACAGATCAACAAACAGCGCCATGGTTCTCTCCAGCTGGATATGTAAATGGTTTCTTAGGAAATAAAATAGAAAAAATGGCATTTAATCCAACTTCAGAACAACGCGATGACCTGTACGCATACGGTATCAATCCAATCATTACTGAATCTGGTCGTGGATCTTTCTTGTTTGGAGATAAAACATTCACTACTGAAGCAGGATCGTTTAACAGAATTAATGTTCGTAGACTATTCATTACAATTGAAAAGACAATCGGCGATATTGCATCTAATTTATTATTTGGAATCAATGATGATGCTACAAGAACAAGTTTCACTAATACAGTTGAACCATACTTGAGAACTGTTCAGGCAAGAAGAGGTATAATAGAGTTTAAATTTGTTTGTGACGCTACTAACAATAGTGATGTATCTGTTAGCAATAATGAATTCACTGCTGATATCTTCATTCGTCCAGTATCTTCAATCAACTTTATTCAATTGAACTTTGTGTCTGTAGGAGGTGCTGCTCAATTCGCCGCACTTGGTTAATCTTAAAGAAACAAAGTAAAGGAGAATAATATGGCAATTTCAACAATTTCAAATCTTGCGACTGCTATAGGTTTGGGCGCCCGTCCAAATCTATTTCAGATAAGTTTTGCATCGGGCACCGCAACAGATTTTACACAAGCAGCAGATTCAACTTTTTCTCTGCTATGTAAAGCAGCGCAATTACCAGGATCATCTATGGGAATTATTGATATTCCTATGATTGGTGGTCGTAGATATAAAATTAACGGCGAAAGAAGTTTTGCTGACTGGACAGTAACAGTCATGAATGATGGCGCATATGCGACTAGAAAAGCTATAGAAGAATATCAGCAATTATTTGTTGCTACGGACTATGGAACTAGTACATACGGCAATAGAGCAACTGGTCGGAATACAGTTACTGTAAAGCAATTAAATACTGCCGGTACTACTACTAAAACATACGTGTTAACTAACTGTTGGCCTTCTGACATTTCGACAATTGATCTGTCATATGACACTACGGATTCTCTAGAAGAATTTACTGTTACTTGGACATATGACTATTTCACAACAGAAACGACAACAACAACAAATTAATAGGAGGCTAATATGGCAGCATTCAGCATTGAGACATTCAGAACAGCTTTAAACGGTGGTGCACACGCTAACTTATTTGAAGTTGCTATCACATTACCGACGGGACCACTTGCGACGGACCTTAAAGGCATTACAGATAATTTTGCTACTCTATGCAAAGCGGCCGCAGTTCCAGCAATGACGCTTGGTATTATCGAAGTGCCGTTTAGAGGTCGTAGAGCTAAGATTCCTGGCGACAGAACTTTTGGAGAGTGGACAGCAACATTTATTAATGATTCGGGGCAGAAATTAAGAGAAAGTTTTGAAAACTGGATGAAATACATGGCAGATGGCAATTTTGGAGCAGCTACTCCAACTCAAATTTCCGGTGTGAACGCCGCCGGCACTGCCGGCACAGCGAAAACTGCTGATAATTATAAGGGCATTGTTACAATTAAGCAATTAAATGACGCTGGCACCGCAATGAGAACTTATAATCTACAAAACGCATTTTGTTCAGATATTTCTGCAATCGATCTTTCATATGATACAGTCGATTCTATTGAAGAATTTACTGTTACTTTTCAGTACAGTCATTTCACAATGGCATAAGCTTTCGTAACGTATAAATACGTTGCGTAATAGTTTTTATAAGGGGACTATTAACGTCCCCTTTTTTAATGGAAGAGACACGAAATGGCAATAAAATTATTTGGATTTAAGATAGGTAAAGACGAACCTCAGCAAGATGCGGTTAAATCATTCGTTCCTCCAAACGATCAAGAAGATTCGACTTCAGTTGTTGGCGGTGGTATTTACGGAACTTATGTCGATCTTGAAGGTCAAGTCAGAAATGATGCAGACTTAATCAAGAAATACCGTGAAATGGCATTGCAGCCAGAATGCGACACAGCTATTGATGATATCGTCAATGAAGCTATTGTATTTGATAAGAATAATTATCCAGTACAGATTGTTTTAGACAGACTAGAGCAGCCAGAATCTGTCAAGAAAAAGATTAAAGAAGAATATGAACATATCGTAAAGCTTTTAGACTTTAACAATCAAGCTTATGACATATTCCGTAGATGGTATATTGATGGTAAGTTGTACTATCATATGCTAATCGATGAAAAGAATCCTAGACTAGGTATCCAAGAAGTGCGATACATTGATCCTAGAAAGATTCGAAAAATTAAAGAAGTGCCTAGATCAAAAGAGAACATTGCTACAGGACAACCTCAAGCAGTCAAGTATGTTGATTACTATGTGTTTTCTGAAAAGGGTTTTGTCAGAGATAACAGTCAGGGCCTAAGAATCTCTCCAGACTCCATTTGCTATACGCATTCGGGACTTACAGATAAAGACGGCAAAGTCATTATCTCATATCTACACAAAGCAATTAAGCCTTTGAATCAGCTCCGAATGCTTGAAGATGCTACAGTCATCTACCGCATTTCAAGAGCACCTGAACGTAGAATTTTCTATATTGACGTTGGTAATCTGCCTAAGATGAAAGCAGAACAATACTTGCGCGAGATTATGCAGAAGTACAAGAACAAACTAGTATATGACGCAAGCACTGGTGAAATTCGTGACGATAGAAGATATCAGACAATGCTTGAAGACTTCTGGCTACCAAGACGCGAAGGCGGTAAAGGCACAGAGATTACTACACTTCCTGGTGGACAAAACTTAGGCGAAATTGAAGACGTACTATACTTCCAAAAGAAGATGTATAAGTCATTGAACGTTCCTATTTCAAGACTAGAATCTAATGACGGATTCTCACTAGGTAGAGCTTCTGAAATTACAAGAGATGAATTGAAATTCAACAAATTCATTCAAAGATTGCGCTTAAGATTCTCGCATCTATTCGATAAGCTACTAGAAACTCAGCTATTGCTTAAGGGTATTTGCACAAAGCAAGAATGGCAACAGCTAAAAGAAGATATTTCTTATGATTACGTTTCTGATGTATATTTCACTGAGCTAAAAGAAGTTGAAATTATGAAAGAGCGTCTAGCGATTCTTACAGACCTCGATCCGTTCGTTGGCAAATATTTCTCTCTTAACTATATCCGTACTAATATCTTACGTCAATCTGAAGATGATATTGAAAAGATGGATAAAGAAATGCTAGAAGATGCAGAAAAAACAGCAGCAGCAGCAGAGGATGAGCCACCTCCACCTGAACCAAAACCTATTCCAGTTACACTAGCTAAGCCAGCAGAATAACTGAATATTAAGTTTTTATAAATATATAAAGCAAATTAAGGAGTTATATCATGGAACATATTCAGACAGCATTACAACACGCTTATCAAGCTAAGCCTTTAGAATTTAAAGATTCTATCATTGCAGCATTAGAAGATAAACTAAGCGATGCATTAGAGATGAAAAAAATGTCAGTTGCCAGTACAGTTTTAAAACAAGATGAACCGTCTTCTGAAGAAGAAGATGAGTCACCAGAAATTTCAGAGGTTAATTCAGATGAAGAGCTTTAAGGATTTTATTCAGTTAGATGAAATTGAACAGCCGAAGTATGCGCATGGTACGGAAGGCAAATTTGCTAAGTCCACGTTCATGGCTGAGCCAAAGGATCCTTCAGATCAACTTAAGACTGGTCCAGAAGAAGTCGGTCCTAAGGACACTAAGTCTGGTCAAGGTAAGCGTAGAGCAGACAGACTAGACAATAAGCAGCCTTTTGATGAAGAGAATCTATCACCAAAAGAAACAAAGATGGCACACACAATCGGCAAAGAATTCGAAAAGAAAAATGTTGGCGATAAATCTAAGGGTGGTCCATACGCAGTAGCAACAGCAATGGTTAAAAATAAACCAGAAGCTGCGCAAAAAGCATACGCAACAATCAAAGCTAAAATGAAAGAAGATGTTGATGCAACAGAAATTCTTTTTGGCTTATATGAAAATTTAAGCGCAGAAAATCAAGAGATGTTTTTAACTAGATTAGAATCTGATGCAGATGCATTATTAGATTTTGCTACAATTTCAAAGGTAGAATAAAATGGCTGATGCAGTAACAACACAAGTATTAAAAGACCATGCTTCTGCATGGGCAGTAAAGCTAACAAATATTTCTGACGGAACGGGCGAAACAAACGTTAAAAAAGTTACAGCCAATTCTTTGATCGCAACTAACGGCGACAATTCAACACAGAGATTAACTATCACAAAGCTCTTTTGGTCAGTAGCATCTGGAACAAGTTCATTAATGTCTCCTAGAGTTACTATTCTATGGAATGGAACTTCAGCAAACACAGTAGCAGCTACATTGACTGGTACAGGATATTGGGATTTAGTAACAGGCGGTCAATGTCCAATTACAAACAATGCAAGCAATCCAACTGGTGACATTCTATTGTCTACAGTAGGATTTACAAACAATGCTGCATACACAGTTATTCTAGAAGGTAAGAAGACTTCTGGTTACGTAAGTCGTGAATCAACTGATGACGGCATCTCGCCATAATAAGGAGATAATCACATGAAACTAATCACAGAAATTAATGAAGAAGTAAAGATTATCACCGAGCAGAATGAATCGGGTGGTAAGAACTTTTACATTGAAGGCATTTTTATGCAGGCTGAATTGCCTAATAGAAATAACCGTATGTACTCTCTTCCAATTCTACAAAAAGAAACGAATAGATATGTAACAGAATTCGTAAACAAGAATCGTGCATATGGAGAATTAGGTCATCCAGATGGTCCTAATATTAATTTGGAAAGAGTATCACACTTGATCAAGAGCTTAAGACAAGAAGGTAATAACTTCATTGGCAAAGCAAAGATCATGGATACTCCTTACGGCAATATCGTAAAGAATTTATTATCTGAAGGCGCAACTATTGGTGTATCTACAAGAGGCATGGGTTCTCTAGTAGAAGGCAAAAATGGTATTAAAATTGTTAAGGACGACTTTCACTTAGCAACAGCAGCAGATATCGTAGCCGATCCTTCTGCACCTGATGCATACGTGCGTGGCATTATGGAAGGCAAAGAGTGGGTTTGGGATAACGGAGTAATTAGAGAAGCAGATGTTGTAAAACAAAAAGAAGTCATTCAAGGTTCTTCTAAGAAAAACTTAGAAGAAAATATGATCAAAGTTTTCCAAGATTTCATTTCCAAATTATAACTTGTATAAATAGATATAGTTAAATATCATAAAAAGGAGACTGCTATGACAGTAGAAAACAAACAAGAAGATACTAAAACAGAAGAAATTAACTCTAATGTGCAAGATGACATTACAGCGATTTTCTCTGGCGAAGGTTTATCTGAAGAGTTCAAATCAAATGCAAAGGCTATCTTTGAAGCTGCTATTCTAGCAAAAGTTTCTGAAGAAAGAGCAAAGCTTGATGAAGAATACGAAACTAAACTAGAAGAAGAAATTGATTCTATCAATGAAAGCATGATTACAAAGGTTGACGAATATCTAGAGTATGTCGTTAGCGAATGGATGGAAGAAAATAAACTCGCAGTCGAATCTGGTATCAAAGCAGAATTGGCTGAAGACTTTATGATAGGATTGAAAAATCTATTCACAGAACACTATGTTGATATTCCAGAAGAAAAGTTAGATGTAATTGAAGAAATCACAGAAAAGCTTCAAGAACTTGAAATTGAGTTGGATAAAGTTGTTACAGAAAATGTACAAATGAATTCCGAAATCAATGAGTACAGAAAAGAGAATATTGTTAATAAAATCTCTGAAGGTCTTACAGATGTACAATCAGCAAAATTGAAAAGTCTAGCTGAAGGTATTGAGTATGTTTCGGACGAAGACTATGAACAAAAACTTTCTTTAACTAAGAAGAAATATTTTGATAGCAAAATCGAAGAAGAAGTTGCTCCAAAAAGCAATAGCTTAGATGGTGATGGCGCAGTAAACTTAGATGAATCTTTTGCTCCAGCAATGAATCACTACGTTCAAAGTATATCAAAAATTGTGAAAAGATAACTTTTTATAAATAATAACAGACAGAGTTCCAATTAATACTCAAGGAGAAAATATATGTCAATCGAATCATTAGTAAAAAAATGGGGTCCAGTTCTAGATCATCCTGACCTAGCATCCATTAAAGACAGTCACAAAAGAGCAGTTGTTTCCCAATTGCTAGAAAACCAAGAAGCTTCATGCCGTGAAAATTCTTCAGGCGGATACCGTGCTCCAGGTTCTCTACTATCAGAAACAGCACCAGTAAACAGCATGGGTTCATCGTCATCTACAGCAGGTGATGGTAACATCGACATTTACGATCCAGTTCTAATCAGCTTGGTTCGCCGTGCGATGCCTAACCTAATCGCATACGACATTTGCGGTGTTCAGCCAATGACAGGTCCAACAGGCTTGATCTTTGCTATGCGTTCAAGATACGCAGCGCAAGACGGCACAGAAGCTTTGTTCAACGAAGCTAACACAGGTTTTGGTGGTGTTTATGGCGTACAAACAGGTTCTACACCTGCACTAGCTAACGCAACAAACTACACAGTACAAACAGGTATGACTACAGCTACTGCTGAAGACTTGGGTGCTGGTACAACAATGCGTGAAATGGCTTTCTCTATCGAGAAAGTTTCCGTTACAGCAAAAAGCCGTGCGCTAAAAGCTGAATACACAATGGAATTGGCACAAGACTTGAAGGCAGTTCATGGTTTGGACGCTGAACAAGAATTGGCTAACATTCTTTCTACAGAAATCTTAGCTGAAATTAACCGTGAAGTTGTTCGTCAGATCAACATTACTGCTACTATCGGTGCACAAGAAAACGTAACTACTGCTGGTACATTCGACTTAGACGTTGATGCTAACGGTCGTTGGTCAGTTGAAAAATTCAAGGGTCTAATGTTCCAATTAGAACGTGAATCTAACGCGATTGCTAAAGCAACTCGTCGTGGTAAAGGTAACATCCTAATTTGCTCTTCAGACGTTGCTTCTGCATTGCAAATGGCAGGTGTTCTTGACTATACACCTGCTCTAGCAAATAGCCTACAAGTTGACGATACTGGCAACACATTTGCTGGTGTTCTAAATGG